ATAATTAAGAATGTCCCAATTAAGCAGAACATAATCGACGAAACCAAGCTCTTCAAAGATTGCCAGTTCATATTTAGCTCGTTCATAATAATCTTTTTTATTTTGTAGTTTATCTATACCTTTTGTTTTGACAGCCTTTAGGCAAAGCTGACGTAGAAATTCGAAATTTGAAACGGTTGGATCTATGCCCAGAGATGCATAATATCTCTGGTCAATCTTAATTTCTGGCAAGCGAACACCGGGAGGTACAGGATTCTTATACTTTTCGAACGAAGTTTGGAATGTTTTCATAGCTCTACCCCCATGATCAGTTTACGGAAAATCTTATAATTCATCGTGATGTCATATAGCGCATTGTGCAGTTTCGATGGGTCGTGATCAATGCCAAAATGCTTTAGAAGAAAAGCTTGGTTAGTCTTTAGTCCCTTTTCTCTAAAATGCATTAGCTTCATTTGCCAAGAAAGTCTATCTCCAGATAGCTTGATATCCTTGAACATTGCGGTGGCAAGTGCCCTAGTGTCAATCATTCTTGGCAAAAAGCTCCAGTTGTTCTGGATGCCAATGGTTCTCATCATAGTATTCAAAACATAAATATCGTAATTCAAAATGTTCTGTCCAACGAGAATATAATTTTCATTGTATAGATAATTAGCAAACATTTTCCAGACTTCCATAGGAGCCTTTGCCTTACTGCGGTAAGTGTCATAATTGAAGCCAGTAATTCTGGCCGCATCCGCAGAAACGTTCAAGTCTGGATATAGAACGAATTCATCGTGCTGCTCTAGAATCTCTTCGCCTTTGCAGACGATCCAAGAAAGCTGCCAAGGACGAGAGTCTGTCAAAGACAGCCCTTCTGTCTCTGTGTCGAAAACGACGAACTTCTGATTTAGATTTTGCCTTAAAAGACTATTCATGAAGCCTCCTTCCAAGATTGAAAACAGAATTCTTTACTACCACAGTCACTTAGATCTGGCGCCGATAAAGTGCGGCTTCTTCCCATTGTTCCACTGCAAGCTATCTTATAAGTAATCCACGCCTCGTAATCTTCTCTATTTTTATAATAGATTGACTTGACAGGCATGATTTCCTTTCCCTTTGATTCGATTATCTTCGAAATAATCTGATCAAAAGGAAGCTTATTATTTTCTGTGAAGTAAGCGTGATCGACGTTATCCAGAAAAAATGGAGTGCAATTATTAAAATAATGATAATTATTCCAAACATAAGAATCGTAAAATGGTACGCAAACGAAGATGTTTGGATTTAATCTGGATGCTAGATCGTCGTTAGAGATCAAGCCATCATTTTTTGTATGAGCAAAAGTATAGATTTTATTGATATCCTTGAAGCCTTGATCATTCAAGGCAAATAGGACTAGCTTGCTTTTTGAAGATTCAATCGACTGGTAATCATTACAGATATTGATTCTAAGCCCAAATCTTAGCGACAGATCATACTTTTGGCAGATTTTAAATGCTGTCAAAAATCCTGTAAGAGAGTCCTCCACAAGATAAATCTCCTTTAGACCGTTATCCAAGGCTAAGGAGAGGATGCTGTCTGGCCCATCTTTCTTTTGCTTTTCTGGCTCTGCCAGAGTCAAGATGCTTTTCCCGATAGAAAAGTGGGACTTGAATAGTGGAATCATACCACTATCCTACCAAGGATGGCTAGGATGTCAAGTGCTTTGGACACCCAAGATACGTTTCTTTGGTAACTTTTTGTTCAGCCTTTGCTAACTTAAAGGCTTCATCTTTATCGTCTTCAAGAAACGTTTTGATAATCTTATTATCCTTGTCTCTAAGAGCGTAGTAATTAAAACCAAATTTAAAAGGACAATGCCACATTGGGTTGCCATCTTTCTTTAGTTGGCCTTTATATTTCGCAAAGCCGCATGAGAGCTTTCCGGTAAAGGAGCCATCTGAGGGCATAGGCTTATCCGCAGCAAAGTTTGAATAAGCGTCTGCCTCGCTAAAGTTATCGACTATCTTTTGTACTTCTGTAAGATGATTCTCAAAGTCGGTAAGGTCTTTTTTGGACAATGGGTCCATTCTGAGAAGACCGCTTCCCTTGCCTTTATCCTTAAGAGAAAACTTTAAAAACAAGAATTCCATCGATACGTTGTGCTCTGGATCAAGTTTTTTGGTAGCAAGAGTATACATCAGATGCTGCAAGTTATCCTCTGCGTCCTTACCCGCAAATACTGCCTTGCTCGTTTTATAATCACGAACAACGGAGGTAAAGTCTTCGTAAATGAACTGTCTATCTATAAACCCTTTGATTCTATACTTCTTTTTGCCCTTATTTACGGTGATATCAAAATCTCTTTCTCCAATATCTTTAACAGGCTTTAATTTAGAATCGCCCCAGAAGTCGTATTCTAATGCGGTTAGGGTCATCTGCTTGATCATCTCAATATTATCAGGATCTGATACGCGATGATCTCTAGCGTGTCTTAGCATCAACTTACGAACCGAAGGAATAACAAATACGTCTTTTTCTTTTAGAATAGTTTCAACGTAATGTTTTCTTTTCGCTTTTGCTAAAACGTCCAAAGTAAAGTGAACGACGTTGCCTCTATTAGCACCATCGTTACTCTTCTCTGGAAGCTTTAACACATAGCTGCACCAATAAGACCAGCTACATTTTTCTAGGGTCTTTATTCTGCTAGCAGAGAGGGCGNTATGTTTATTCTCAGACAAAATCTTCTGTAAGTTTAGAAGCTCTTTCGATAAGGGTATCTGAGAACTTATTTTCTACTGCGATTTTATGAATGCTTTCTGACTGTAGTTTGGCATTCACACGCTTGTCAACCCACTGTGAGAAAAGACCAGCTTCGCCTTCTGACTCGCAAACATGCATATCAAAAAAGTCATTTTTAATAGGGAGTCTAATCTCAAGTTTAACTGGATCAAAGATCGAGCATAGCTGAAGATAGCTTTTGCAAGCAGAAACTAGCCCGTGATTAATATCGCCTTCGTAGTCATTGTTTGAAGCGATAATGATTTTATCTGGATCAAGAGCAACTAGAGCAGAGCAGATCTTAGATGAGATTCCAAGACCAAAGGTAACAATTGTGTTTTTGAAGCCTCTCTCAAAGAGGGCCATACTGTCACCAACGCTTTCTACAATAATAACGCTCTTTTCCTTTTCGATGCCTTCTCTGATCTCTTCACGCCCGTTTCTCTTGATGTACAGAGGGTAGACCCAATCAGCGCGTTTACCGATATGCTTCCATTTGGGATATTCTGAACTCTTATCCCAGAAGACCGCTCTTCCAGAAAAGCCGTGAATCTGCCCAAACTGATTATAGATCGGGAAAACTATACGGCGAAAAAGCTGTCCAGAGGTCGCATACCCGCACTTATAAAAATTCAACGTATCATCGCTGATATGCTTTTTCTGATAGAAAGAAAGCTCTGGCAAAAGATTGTTGAGTATGTCTTCTGGATATATCTTTTCCATTTCGATCTTTTCCTTTATCTCGACATGAATAATATTCTGTGGATCAAATTTTACATATTTATTTACAATATGCGAGTCTTTGGTGTCCAAAGTCAATTCGACGAGCCTTTGAAACGGATAGCTTTTTGAGCTTGTCTCGGCAAAGTCTGTCCATACTCCGCTATTTTTATAGATCTTTAAAGCAGTGGAGTTGTCTCCACCGCGATAAATGGCTCTAGTTCTCCAATAGCTGCCATAATCTTTCAATTGATATCCCAAGGATTCAAGAGAAGATTTAAGAACAGTTGGATCAATTGTTGAAGTCTGGGACATCATCCTGCTCATTTGCGCGCTCCAGTGTTGTTCCTCCAGTATCCGCTTGATTTACGATATCTCTTAGATCGCCTCGCTCCTTAATGTCGAAATTCTCAAATTGAAGATTAATAAAGTTTTTCTTCAAGGTTCCATCCTGCATTCTGACAAGTTCGACAGCCCCTGCTACGTCTGACCCAAGGAAGCGATTCTTAACGAAGATAAGCTTGTGAGAACCAAACATGGCTCCCTCTTCCTGCCTCTCGTCCGCAGTCTTGGGCCGTAGAATAGCCATATGGGAGCAATAATGGGTGATTCTATCCGACATTGAGACAATACCCTCATCGTCATTGATTGCGTCAGAATTTCTGTTTGTAGTGATGCCACTTCTATTAGACTGGATAGAAGTAAACATTGTGATCATTGGCTTCTGATCTTGCGTGATATCGCGCTGAATAGTCTTTTTAAATCTATTGAGCATATCGCCAATAACTTGCCATTCTGGCTTACCGCTTTCGGCATCCGCTGATGGCTTAATGTAATCAAAGCTAAAGATCAACGGATTACCCCGCCCAATCTTTGAGTAATAAAAACGCTTAAGATTATTAATCATTTGATCGGTGGTCATGCCTCCGACATTATAATAATAAAACTTAAGTTTCTTGATCTTATCCCAAGTTGATCGGACTTTTTGAACAACGTCTTCTCCAGCTTTGCGCCAAAGTCCAGTTTCAAGCAAGTGCATTGGAACATGACTAAGGGCGGCGCATTGACGCATGATAACCTCCTCCTTGCTCATTTCGCCATTGTCGAAATGCAGGACTGGAACGTCGTGCTGCGCTGAAACTTTTGTAGTATAGTTTAAGGCAAGCAGCGTTTTTCCTACGCCAGACCTAGCGACAATAACGGTAATATTGCCTGGTCGCAGTAGAGAGCCATAGATCTTATTGACGGTTGGAAACGGACCCATGAATCCAAACTCAGTGATTGGATTGTTTCCACGCTCCTCAATGACACTCTCCATCTCTTCAAAGATGTTGACAGGTTTTTCTTCATTGTTTTCGTAAATATTAATTATCTTATTAAAAGCTCCATCAGCTTCTTCAATAATCTTTTGATAAGAAGAGTCGGGAGCGATCTTCTTCATTTTATCCGCTACATCCAAAGCGGAAGAATGAATCGCTCTTCTGATAGAGTATCTTTTAATTTCCTTGGCGGCGGAAACCGCAGTGTTCTTGTTGGTCTTTCTAATCGCCAAAGACCTAAGATAGTCAAAGATATCGATGTTATCCTTAAAGGAAATTCCGATTTCTTTGATTCTTTGAGCTATGATGATCTCGTCTACTTTTTCATTAGACTCTATGCATTTCCTAATGATGTGGTAGATAGTCTTGTGAACCACCGTATCATCAGAATGGAAATCGGCCTCCGAAACGAAGTCGCAGATTTCAGCATAGGCATCTGGATGCTGGATAAGACCAGCCAAGAACTGCCGTTCTACTTCTAGTGAGTAAAGCATTATTCTTCTCCGCTTGTGTCGAGCTTGTCTTCTTCTTGGTCAAGCCACTTGTCAAGGGCTTTTTGCATTCCAAGAGATGTGACAATTGAATCGTAGCGTGAATAAATTTGAGGAACGCCTTTGGGGGAAAGGACGCAAAGGATAACGCCCTTGTGGCTTTCGGCGTTTCCAGAAAGCTCGTAAATTTGCTCTACGAGTTCTGTAGGAAAAAGAAAGTCTTTTTCTTCTTCTGGTTGCTCTCTATTAGATTTTTTCATCAGAGTATGATGCCTTGCTTTTCGAACGTTTCTTTGCAGATTAGGTCAGTCTCGTATATTTCTACCAGCTTGATGCCATTTGTCAAGCAGAACTCCAGCTTTAAATCGTCCCTTTTTAGCTGGGAAAGCCAATTCCTGCGGTCATTGGAGTGGAAGTAAGGATTGTAGGTTTGGTGCTGCCTACCTTGAACCTCTACGGCAATCTTTTTATTTGCATTATAAATATCTAATGACAGCCTTGTGCCAACGATCCTAAGCTCCTCAAACACAATGTCACGATGCCAATAAGAATACAGGAATTGTTTTACAGTTCTCTGTATATTGCTCTTGGACTTAGCCTCCCAGTTTATTGCATAGTTTTTTGCATTTCTTAGAAAACGTTCTTTACCGTTAAGTGTTTTGAATTTCATCTTTGCCAACGATCATATCCACAAAGTATTTGTGAAGAGTTTTTGTGAGCTTTTCGTCGCTTTCGATGAATTGAAAAAGAGAGTTTTCTCCTTGAAACTTCTCTGGAAGTTCAGTCGCGCAACCTTTGGCAAGCTCTCTGAGTTCGTCAGATGTATAATACCAAGCGCCAGAACGAGAAACAAGCTCCCAAGTCATTAGCATATCAACGATTTCCTTTTCAAGCCAAACAGAGCGCCCATCTTTTCTGCCATATTTAATAGGATAGGAAACACGATTCTTGCTCTTTTCGTTTGGGCTCTTTTTAATATAAATCTTGCAGTAGTGACCAATGATTGGATTTTTAACTGGGTCTGCCTTTTTGATCGCTGGATCTTTTAGGATGATGTCTCCTTCAAATCGAGGCTCAAATTCAAATATGAAATTAGCAAAGTGCAGTAGCGCATTGCCACCAGTTGCAGAGGTTTGGCGGATTGGCGCAGAACTGTATGGGTCAAGCTTGATATCGCTTCTTACCTGAGAAATAAATATCGCCATATGTCCCCTCTTTGTCAGGGCAATGGAGATCTTTTTCATAAGATTGGCGGCAATAACTGCTCCACCAGCAACCTTTGTTGATTCTTCAAAAGTCTTGTCTAGATCGTTTTTGGCAATAAGACCGTCTACGGAATCAATGATAAACATGTACTTGTTCTTTTCCTCATTGTACATGACAAGC